GTGCATGCCGGTATCTGTCATAAACTGGCCGATGGCTGGCGACGGGCCAAAGGCCGCAAGCGATAACTTTTATCTATGGCTGTCATAGATCATATCTATTGCACAGCCATTTCTTTTATGCTATAATCGTTTTACGATGTTTTACACATAAGGAGTTGACATGTACTCAGGAACTTGGTCGTCAAAGGAAGAAGTGGCAAACGAATTTCGGGTTGATCTTGGCCCCGAAGTTCAAATTATTTTCGCTCACTACAGCGGCTATTATAGTGCCGATGAGGGCGATTATGAAATGTGGGCGCATGTCCTGTTTCGCAATGCCACAAACGGGAAGGTATACGAGGTTCACGGATCGCACTGCTCATGCTACGGGCTAGAGCATCAATGGGAGCCGAGCGAAGTAAGCATCCATGATGTTGTACGCGATTTGAGCAATCCCGCTAACCAAGAATGGGGCGCGCGGGGCGTGGTACGTGAGCGCCTAAAGCAATCGCTGATTGCACTTGCGGAGAAGGAGTAGACTATGGCCCGCGAGATTATCATCGCATTACGAGTGACCCGCGAGGAAAAAGCACACGTTGAAGCGCTGGCAGCGGCCGAGGGCCGCACGGTCAGCGACTATCTACGCCGCTGTATCAAATCGCCAAAACCCCCAAAGCCGACCAAGCAGGCAGCATAACAAAGGGCATATCATGGACTACTCAGCCGACGAACAAACGGCGGCGCGTGTTATCGCGTCCCTGATTTATCCTGATTATCCCGGCGGGCCTGATCTGACCACGTATGTCAACGGCTTGTATGGCCCTGCGGTCAATACGTGTCGTGACCCGTATGAGATGGCCGCAATCACGATGCCGATAGATGGCAAACTGCGCGACTGCCATGGCGATGCTGCTACCGCATGGGAGGGCTTGCGCCAGATGAGCGGCGCGGCTACGCCCTACGCTAAACTCGACCCGCTTATTCGCACTATCGGCGGCACGCTCCTGCCAAGCGCGCCAGTTATTCCCAAAAAACACACGAACGGTGATCACACAAGTGATCAGCCAGTGATCGCACCAGCGCGCTTTGCCGTTGCGCGGGAAGAGGCGCTGATGGACTTACCCCCAGTGCGCTATCTCGACCGCGAATTAGGATTAGTCGCAAAGGCATTTCACCTGATATATGGCGCATCGGGCAGCGGTAAAACGTTCTTCGCTATCGAGCGGGCGATGCGTCAAGTATCATTAGGCCGGCGCGTGCTGTATATCCCGACTGAGGATGTCCAGGGGCTACGCTATCGGATTGTGGCATGGCGCAAGGCGCACCCCGACGTGGCAGGACATTTGACCTGGCTGCAAATGCCGATCGGGCTTGACCTTCAGGATGGTGATCATGTGGCCGAACTGATCGAGGCAGTGCAGCCCTACGAATACGATCACATCATTATCGACACGCTCCGAGAAGCCCACAGCGGCGATGAGAACAGCTCACAAGATACGCGGCGCATCAATCGCGCCATTCAGCGGCTTGTGGTCACTGGTGCAGCCGTAGACGTGGTACACCATACCGGCGTGGCCGGTGAGCGGCCACGCGGGTCAACCGCACTGTTTGGGAATGCTGACGCCGTGCTAAAGGTGGAAGATGATGACGGGTTTGTGCGCGTCAGTTTCGAGAAGCTACGGAATGCGCCGCCGCGTGATGCGCTCGCCTTTGGCATGGTACAACAAGACACCGGGCTAACGGATACGGATGGCGAGTCGGTGATCTCAGTTATCCTCCGAACGGCCAGCCAAACCACGCAGCGCGGGTCAAAACTCAGCCCAATTCAACGTGATGTGTTACGCACATTAGCCCTCAGTATCTTCGACGGAATAGGCGCAAAAGCCCAGCAAGTGATCGACACGTCAGGCGTCACACGCCGAAATGTATATTTGGCATTGGCATCACTTAAAACGCGCGGTTTTGTCTCACAAGGCAGCAAAGGCGATCCGTATACGATTACGCCGAGCGGCCGTGCAGTGCTGAACGATCCGCAAAAATCAGCCACAAGTGATCACGGTTTTAAGGCGTCAACTAAACCAAGTGATCAAAGTGATCAGCAAGTGATCAGTAGTGATCAAAACCCCACGGGTAATGAAGTGATCACGAGTGATCACACCCGTAGGGTGATCACTCGATCACACACCCGCACACCTGATATTGATCACACATCGACCGATGATTTGTTTGCCGATCAAGCGCCCGATGGGATAACCGCTGAACAGTGGGAACAGGCACAATATCTCTGGGGAACGGGTCGGTTCTCGCAATTCGCAGAAGTAGCGCGGGCGGCGAACATGGCCTATACCGATCTCAAGCGATTAGTCGAAAGGGCACAGGCATGATTCCCGAATATCCAATGGAAATCCCGCCCGTATTTCAAAAAGTAATGGTCACGTCAATGATGGACACTGAACTTATGGATTGCCAAATGGTGCGATGTGGCGTTCAGTGTGGGAACACTTCGACACACGGTATGCTTATTCCGAAAAATGGACTGACATGTATCATCCCCATTTGCGATACATGCATTGACGAACTGGCAAGCCAGGAGGAAGAATGACTGAAAACTACTTTGACGGCGAATGGAGGCCGGTTACGAACACGAGCTACGCCGCGCTGGAGAAGTTGCGCAGCCGTGGCTTTGAACTCGGCAGCGATCGGTATGGAAGGCTCATGGCGCGCTGGCCGATAGCGCCAGCCGCGCCGATCACATTCAGCAATAGCATCGTGATTGACTATTGGCGAGAGGAGATACTACGCGGCTGTGCGGCATCGCTCGAACGTCTACGCGAGATTTGCGCTGAACGTGGCGCGGATTACGATAGGACGATAGCAGGATTGAAAGGGGAATGACCATGTTTGATCTACCAGATGACACCAATGATCCCATTCCATCGGAACCATGCCAGCATCCTAACTGTGCTGTGGCAAACGCCATTGCGTGTTACGTTCCTGGTGGCGAATTGGAACGCGACCCCGATGCGTGGTACTGTCGCACGCACGCGCCAATCCATGGGTTTTGTGCCGGTTGCGGCGAGTTTCACGGTGGAGAAGAAGATTTCGAGAATAGCCGCGATGGTGAGTGCGATATGTGCGCATCAGAACGTGAACATATCGCACGAATGGAACGTGATTTTTATTTACAGGAGGAATAGCATGGTCTACGACTACAAGCCAACCCGCGTCTGGCATCAGGTTGACCCAGGCTATTGGGAGTATCGCCCGTATGGCGAGACGACGGTTGCCGAGATTGAGCGCAAGGATGAGCGCTATCATTGGACGACCGGCACGCAGCATGGCAGCACCGATCATTATGCCGATGCGCAAGCCGCCATTCGGGCGGCGCTGCGCGGGTCAAGCCCTGACATTACGACGGAGGCGATTATCGGCCTCATCCGACAGGCTACGCAGGCGATGGCCGATGTGCCAGGCCGCACGCCGCAGGATAATGCTATGGCGTGGCCGCTAGTGGCAATGCTGGCGGCGCGTATCAAAGGCGGGATAGGCGCGGTCGCAGAGCAACGGCTTATCGATCTTGGTGCCGATGAGATCGAAGTCGAGGCGGTTGCGACCGTGTTAGAAGAGCTGGCGTTGCGGCTAGGGGCTTGGCTAGGACGTGAGACGCGCTAGGACGGCTTTTCAGCAATTGACCATATAATCTGCCACGCATGCGCCTTACGGCGCATAGGCGTGGCGCACAGCAAGAAAGAGGCATACCACAATGAGTGAACGTGTAGGCGATTGGATGCAAACGGTCAGCGGCAAACAGTTCTGGCCGCTTGACCCGCGTGCTGATGAGATTGACATTGGCGATATCGCGCACGCGCTTTCAATGCAATGCCGCTATGCTGGGCATAGCATCTACTTCTATTCGGTTGCGGAGCATTGCTGTCACGTATCCGATGCATGCCCAAACGAGCATGCGCTATGGGGTTTGCTGCACGATGCTAGCGAAGCCTACTTGACCGATGTGATTCGGCCTATCAAGCCAAGCCTGACCGGATACAAGGCGATTGAAACACGCCTCATGGCGTGCATTTGCGAGCGCTTCGGATTGCCAGTCGAGCAGCCTGCTATCGTATCCGAACTTGACCGGCGCATACTCGGCAACGAGTGTGCTGGTGTTATGGCCCTGCCGCCTGTGCCCTGGTATCATACGGGTGATTCGCTGCCTAATCTGCCATTCTTGCCGTGCTGGTCGCCAAACGTAGCGGCATTGCAGTTCTTGAAGCGGTTCTACTATCTCACAAGCCAGGATTGACACACTGTAACGTTGTGTGTTACAATACAGCTGAAGCTCACTAGAACGCGCCAAAAGGCGTATGCCGTGCTATATCCGACACAAGCCCGATTTCTGTTCGTAGTGAGCTTCAGCAATTCACACGGCAAAGAGATCGGGCTTTGTGTTATCAAGCGAGCGCGATATGCTAGATATAGGATTAACTGATACGCACTGGTCGTGTAGGGAATGTGGGCATGAGACGCCAATGCAACATATCTTACCTGGAACCATTCGGCAGTTGCGCTACCATACGTGCGATGCATGTTTAAATAAGTCGCTTTCCCCCAAAACCCAAACATTAAAGAGTGCTGTTATTAAGCCCAATGTTTATGTGTATCTAATACAGTGCGGAGAGTTCTATAAGATTGGAATAACAAAAAACATTGCAATGCGCTCATGGTCAACCGACAATCCCTACGATATTGAAATAATTAAAACGTGGGCCTCGCAATCAGCCCGCAAAACTGAAGGGAGGATGCATGCACATTTCAGACAATATCATCATCGCGGGGAATGGTTCAAGTTGCCCGATGATGCGGTTGAGTGGCTGATGTATCAATCCGACATCGACACAGTTTTCGCTGAAACCTCACAGGAAGCGTTTTAAGCAATGACCCATACAATCTACCGCGCCAGCGCCGTCAAGCGCGCTGGCGCAACGCTCAACAAGCCGAGGACGTACATGAATGCACACCGCGCAACCCAGATCGCCATCCAATGTATCGAGGCTGAGATCAAGCGCCTTGCGGTCAACGCCAATCTGCATGACCTGATGCACGCCGATACGCCGGTCTGTGTCGAGGCGAGTAGGCGGCGCAAGGAATTGCGCGCCGCGATTGAGGCGTTGAGGCAGCCGCAACAAGTGGGGATGAAGCTATGATTGATATCGAGCAAGCGGATATTTTGGAATGGTCGGCGCGCTACGATGGCGAGCCGTTCCACGCTGCGATGATGGACGCACCCTACGAAGAAGAGTTCATGGGCAAGGGGTGGGATGCGACGGGAGTCGCATTCAACCCCACAACATGGGCTGCGATTGCCAAGCACCTGCACCCCGGCGCGTTCCTGTTCGTGTTTGCTGGCACACTGAACGATGACTTGATTAGCGTGGCCATGCGCCATGCAGGGCTACGCAAGTACCATCGGAGCGGCGCATGGCTGTACGGCTCAGGCTTTCCGAAAGCGGCAAAGCTCGATACTATCATCGATCGCCGCGCCGGGGTGGAGCGCACGAAGGTGGGCACACGCAAGCACCAGCCCAAATTTGACGCCGCCGGCCATGGCTATCGGCAGAAAGATAACGGCTTTAACTCCAAAGATCGGGCGACGTTTGATGTCACGAAGCCTGCGACGGAATTGGCCGAAACGTGGCAGGGCCACCGCTACGGCGGGCAGATGCTCAAACCGGCGCTTGAGAGCCTACTGATATTCCAGAAGCCGGTTGGGGGGGATATGGTCACGAGCATTACATCGACGGGGGCGGGGGCCCTTTGGATCGATGGCGGGCGGATTGACACCGGCGAGCGATGGACGCGAAATAATGCGCCTGGACAAAACGGCGTATTTAATGCAAGCGGCGGGCTTGTCGAGAGTGCCGCTGGCCGCTGGCCGGCGAATTTTTCTTTGAGCCATCATCCCGACTGCAATGGTTCCTGTGTCCCTTCCTGCCCCGTTCGGCGGCTGGGTGAGCAGAGCGGGGAGAGTACCGCAAGCAACCAACGTGGCGGCGGATCGGGTGGCATATGGAGCGGCGAAAGCAATGTGCCGGTGTCGCCAAAGGAAGGCGACACCGGCACCGCAGCCCGCTTCTTTCACCAGGCGGATTACATCGCAGAGCGTATCGAGGCCAGCGACCCCGTTGGCTACTATGCGAAGGCGAGTCGGTCTGAACGTGAGGCGGGGCTAGACGATATGCAGGCGCGCATTATGCGCGAGCTGTATGGCAGCGATGCGGATGAGACTGAGCGCGCCGATGCCGAAAGCATCGGCGCGCTCAGAGATGGGGGAAGGGGTGGGCGAATTGTGTATACACAATTCGCCCACGATACGATCAACGACGGGCGCGAGACGCCGATCGATAATCCATACCAGCGCGGCAAGACGCAGCGCAAGAACATCCATCCGACGATCAAGCCGATCGCGCTCAATCGCTGGATTGCGACCCTGCTCCTGCCGCCTGAACGTTATGGCCCGCGTCGGCTGCTTGTGCCCTTTGCGGGCGCTGGGTCGGAAATGATCGGGGCCATGCTCGCCGGCTGGGAACACATTCAAGGCATCGAGCTAGAAGCGCCGCATGTGCAGATTGCCCGCGCACGCCTTGCCTTTTGGCAACAGATGAAATACAAGCTGATGAATCCTGATACACCAGTCAAGGTCACGAGCGCGCCAGCCGCGCCAGAAGGACAACACACGCTATGGTAACGGCAACCGCGCTCATCGTCACGCTCGATAGCATGCCCTGCTCGCTCAATAACCTGTATGCAACGATCGTCGTCAAAGGCAAGCAGCGCCGCGTCCTATCCGGCGCTGCGCGGGCCTGGAAAGACGGCGCAGCGCTCATTATTCGCAACGCGGGCAGGCTCCAGGGCTTTGACCTTGCGCCTAAGCAGCCGTTTGCGGTCGAGGTTGTGTACCAGGCCCCGAACGTGATGCAATTTGATCTCGACGGCAAAAGCAAGTTGTTGGTCGATGCTTTGGCTGATGCCTTTGGGATTGACGATCGCTATTTGATGGATCTCCGCCAGCGCAAACAGCGCGGGCCGGTGTGTGTCGAGATGCAAGTGAGGATGGTATGAAAACACATGAACTTAAGTGCTTGCCCGAACACTTTGAGCCGGTACGCCTTGGCTTGAAACTGGTTGAGTTGCGCTTGAACGATCGCAACTTCCAAGTAGGCGACGAACTGTACTTGCGCGAGTATGAGCCATTCGCACAATCATATAGCGGGCGCACGCTGCATGCCACGATCACGCATATTGTCAGCGGCGGCGCGTGGCTGGTGCCTGGCTATGTGGCGCTGAGTATTCGTGTGGTTGCGGTTAGCCCGGTACGCGATTTTGTGTGCGAAGAATGCGGAAAACCTACATCGATCCGCGCCAATGGTATGTGCATGGATTGCATGATGAGGGACAGATGAAAACACTCCGCTACTATCCGCAAAAGGAGGGGCTAGAGCGCTGGCTGGGGCCGCTGGAATGCCTCGTGATGACCTACCTCTGGGCCTGCCCCTACGGGCATACGTCACGCCAGGTCTACGCACGCTGCAATGGCGGGCGCAAGCAGACCACTATACAAACCACAATCCACCGGCTGATGCTGAAAGGCATGCTCGTGATGGATAACAGTTACCCGGCGCGCTACAGCCCAGCAGAGCCGCGCGACGTATGGGAAACGCGCATGATCGAACTGGTACGCCGAAGCCTTGACGAGTAGCCGCAACCCCATACGCCACAATCGCCCGCCTTGCGCGGGCGTTGTTTTGCCGCTTGACAAATGTAAGATGAGTATGCTATTATGCTACTTAGCAAGTGAGCAAGTGTGGTGTATGGAGAATGCTATGGTCAATGCCGATGAAATCCGAACGCAGGTTGACGCCGCCGCGCAAGCGGCTGGCGGGATTGGCACGCTGGCAGCAAAGTGGGGACTGACCTATCAGTATGTGTCTGATGTGGTACGCGGCCGGCGTGATCCTGGCAAGTCGATCTTGGCAGCGCTCGGTTATGAGCGCGTGGTGCTCTATCGGAAGATTGACAAGCAATGAGCCGCCAGCACGAGGCTAACGGCTCAGAGCGAAGAAAGAGGATGTTCGTATGATATTCCACGAGTCCAAGCCTGTCAAGTATGCGATTGTCGTACGCAGTGCGCCGCTTGATGTGCAACGCCCGATCCTCATTGCACGCGAGCCGGCTGAACCACGCGCACCACTGTCGCGTATGTCCCGCGTGCTGATCATCGGCTGCGTGGCAATGCTGCTCTACTTCGCAGGTTATGGCGTGATCGCCCTGTGCCTCCTCGGCCTCTGGGGCATCATCGGCGCGGCCACACGCCAGCGTGACGACACGAGCGATCGGATCTATTCGCTGCGTGTCGGTTCCTATATGATGCGCTTTCGTGGCGACAACGAGACGGACGCGCATTTTGACAAACGGGCATAACGATCGGCGCTGTGCCGGTCGAGCATATAATAGGAGGATACCATGAACAATCCATTGATCGTGAGCGAAACCATTCTGAACGTGCATGCCGAGTACAACGGCACGATTGGGCAGCCGCTCCTGCCGACCGAAAGCCCGTATGCCGAGTTTGGCGAAGTCGCCCTCCGCGATGGCGACGATGTTCGGCTGGTGCCGGTCATGCACACACTGCCGGATAGCGCGCCAGTGTGGGACGCGGCGGCATACGACGCGCTGAACTACTAAACCGGCAAGGAGAGAGGCCATGAAACTTGCACTGTTCATTCTGCTGGCGCTAACGTTCTGGCTTTGTGGCCTCTCTCCGCAGCTCCGCACACGGTACACGCCGCTGCCCGCCTTAGCGCGGGCGCGGCGGCTGCACATTTGGATCTTCCAGCGTCCGAGATGGGGCATTGCGGTAGCGATTGTGAGGGTATGATGACAGTGATTTACGCAGAAGATGTAGGGAATTATTGGAAAACAAGCACAGTCGCGCCTGATACATGGATCGATAAGACAAAGGCCGAGATCAAGTCAGCAGGCGGCAAGGTTATATCTGAGGCGTTTGGGAGCGACGATCAGGGACGCAGCGCCTATATGCTTTCTTTTACGTTTGGCGCTGATACATTTCGCGCCGTATGGCCGGTGCTATCAACCCGCAAGCCTGCCGACGCACGAGCGGCGCGCATTCAAGCCGCGACGATGTTATATCACGATGTCAAGAGCAAGTGCGTAAGTGCAAAGGTTCATGGGTTGCGCGCCGCATTCTTTCAATACGCCGTGTTACCTGATGGGCGCACAGCGGCGCAAGTCGCCACACCTGAGCTTGTAATGAGTTATCCGAAGCTGTTGACAGGCGCAAGCTAAGAGGCAACCATGGGGCCTAAGCAAATCCAGTACGACAACCTTGATCGCACGCCACGCGGGCCACAGCACGTCGATAGCGCGCCGTGGCAGCAACAGCGCCGCTGGATGCCCGATTGGCGCTCGCTGGCCGTCCTGTGCTGCTTTGCGCTGTTGCTGCTGCTGATTGGCTATTGGCTGTTTGGGCGCGATGTCCGAGCATGGCTCCAGTATGGCGGCGGTGATGCGTGGTTGAAGGCCGCGCTCTGGATCGTGTTCGGCTACGTGGCCTTGCGGGCGCTCACCAGCGCCATACTTAAGGCAATCATTATCGATCAGCGCGGCTACAAGGTGCCGATCTGGAATGCCCACACACCTGATGCGCTGCCGCTGTTGATTGACGTAGATCGGGAGTATGCCAAGCGGCTGTATCCGGTTGCGGCGCAAGTGACACACACGGAGGGCAGCAACCTTCCACAGCTTGACGCGCCGTTCGAAGAGGCTGAGATCGTGCCTGATGAGGCGTTGCCGGATATCGGCCCGCTGGCAATCGACCAATGGATGCGCCGGCTGAATAATGAGCCGCATGCTATTTTCGCCGCTAAGACAAAAGGCGGCAAATCAACCATGGCCAAAGTGGGGTTGCAGCCACGCATTAGCGCGGGCGAAAGCATCTTTGTGATTGACCCGCATAGCAACGGCTGGCTTGACCTCCCAGCAATCGGCGGCGGCTTGAACTGGCAAGAGATTGAGGACGGCATGGCCACGGTTACGCAGCTCTACAAGCATCGTATGGAAGAGCGCGAGTACCACATGCGCCATACCGGCCATGAGCTATCACAGGCACACTTCCCCCGCTTGACCGTGATCTTTGACGAAGCGAACGAGGCGCGCACCGAGATCAGCAAGCGCCATACAACCAAGGGCAACCCATGGCCCGCGTTCACGGATATCATGGGCAGCGGATCGCGCAAAGTCGGCATTAGCCTATGGCTGATCTGTCAATCGGCGCTGATTAAGAACCTGGGGGGCAGCTCGGTTATGCGCCGCAACTTTACGGTTTTTGCGCTTGACCACATGACCATTCGAGAGTTGATTGAAGATGAAGAGCCAATGAAGATCCGCCGCGAACTGATCGTCAAGCAACTCGGCGGCGCACGGTTCCCAGCAGCAACGGTGCTTGACGGTCAAGCGTTCTTGCTCGACCGCACAGACATCGATCAGTTAGAGCCAAGCAGCGCACGCGGGTGCGCGTGGCAAGGCTGGGATTATGCGAACCGCTGTGGACTGGTGTTGCCCGCAAGTAAGCCGGTTGTGAGCGCGGCGGCGCGTCCGTCCGCAACGGTAAGCGCCTCCTTTTCGCCCGCCGATCTGCTTTCGATGCCAGCACCGGACGGACGGACAGCGGACGGACAGCGGACGCGGCTGTATCTCAAGGCTATGGCAGCAGCCGGAAAGACGCGCGAGTATGCACGCGAGCGAATGACATTGCTCGGTATGCCGTTTGAAAATAGCCTTTGGACAGAAGTTCGCAAAGAGCTAGGACTGAAAAATTAACCGCACAGACATACCGCATTGCAAGTCAGAGGATACAGACGAAATGAACGCACGTAATCGTGTATGGATCGGCATTGTCGCAATCGCTATCGCGTTGCTCTGTCTGCTGGTGTATAGCCTAGAGCGAACGGCATGGCTGTTTGAATTATTCGAGCAAGATAGCAATCGTGCGCTGGCCGCTGCGATAGTGGTAGAGCTTGCCGCCGTTGCGCTGTTGACCGGCGCAGCGATTGACGAGCAATCGCGCAAGTGGGCCAATTGGGCGCTGGTCGCTATCCTCAGTACACAAGTGCTGGGCAACTTGAGCGCGGGCTATCTCAAGGGCTGGAATAAGACAGCGGTATTATTCGGCAATGATTGGGCTGGCTATATCGTCGCCACGGTGCTATGGCTGGTTGCCAATCTTGCGGTGCCTGGCTTAGTGCTGTGTCTATCCAAGATCCTAGAGCGTCAAGTGGTGCTGCTTGGCACGCTTCCCAAAGAGACAAAGGCAAGCGCGCCACACGGCGCGGCGCGGCCCGCTCTAGCGCAACACAAGTCAGAGAACACAGACCGCGTATCCGTGCCTGTGGTTGCTGATGGAGAGTGCAAGTACTGTCATCAGACTGGACTAACGGCAATCGAGAAAGCACGCCATGGGAAGGCGTTCAAGAAGAATGGAGCGTGTAACTGATGTTCGACTATGATATGCGCCCGCTGTTCGGCTGTCTGTTCATCGCTGGCGCGCTGGCGTTCGGCTCAATATGGATCGATGGCTTGACCTCGCTGCTATCGCCCGCCACCGGCACACAGGTCAGCATGGCCCCGGTTGGCAACGCAACCGCCGCGCCATGGCCGAATGGCCCCACGCTCGCTACGCCCTGTACCCACTCGCGCACAAAACGCGGCTGGCCGGCGTAGGGCGGATCAAGCGCCCATTCTTTACAGTTATACGGGCCGCGATTGTTCGGATGGAATGCAACCACGATCGTGACGATGCCGGTTGTGGGATTGATCGTGACATCGGTATGCGCGCTGTATTGCGTGTCGAAGGGAATGAAGGGAGATGCCATGGCTAGATCCTTAGCACTGAGAGCGCCGGAATAACAAACAGATTCCCCGGCGCGAGGGTTTTCGTACAAATGACTGACAATTCCGCGTTGGTCGTTGCCGATGCTGTAACGGTTGTGTCAGAAAGGCGCGCCCATGTGCCGGCCGCGATGGCGCTTGTGTTGACGGTGGCAACCACGGTGCCGGTGGTGTCTTGTAGGTCGATCGTCCAAAAGTTGGTGCCGTTGTTGGTCGTCTGAACGAACACAGTCACGTAAAACACTTGCGCCAGGATCGGCCATGGCTGTGCAAAGTCGCCGGCGGCGGCGGTTGCCGCCAGCGGATTAAGCGCCCGTTGCGCGTAGGGCAGCCACAGCGGCGGGATCTCCTTTGTCTCGGTCTGCTTGAGTCGCGTGTTGTTGTCCTGCAACAGCTTGAGCATCGGGTTGGGCTTGATCAATGGTTCGCTCATTACTACAGTCCTATACCAAAATAGTGCTTGACATTAGAAAGCATATCAAGTATAATCATATCAAGTTAGAAGAACGCAGTATGAAAGGCCAAAACAATGAACGCTTCCGTAATGTATGACATCGAACTAGGCGAGTGGTATGTGTCGATTTATGATACCGTCAACTACTCCAATTCACAGCAGTTCTTCGGCTACGAGAGCAAAGAGCAGGCCGAACAAGATATGCCGCTCTTAGTCGCAAAACTTCGGAAGCGGCGCAATGCATAAGTTGTCACGTCGGCGGCGCGGGTCAATCACCCGCGCCATGCGGCTCCATCATTGGCGCTATGCTGTGTATCTGCCACTGATGGGATATGATCGATTTCTCCCGTATCGCGTGTGGCTTTGGTCGGATTGGAAAGCACATCGCGAATTGTTACGAAAGAAAAACAATGACAATCGAGCAAATAGCACACAACGCATGGAACAGGATCGCTTCTTGTTTTGATATACTAGAACTCCAAAACCACATTGAACGAACGGTCTATGATGCTGTATTGGCAGAGCGTGAACGTTGCGCCCAGATCGCCGAAAGCTTTATCCCAAGCGGCTTTTCTGGCAACATCGGCATTGCTCGTGACGATCGCGCGCGTGCGATTGCGGTACTGATAAGGAAAGATGAATGAACAATAACAACCACGGCGGCAAGCGCGACAATCACAAGAAGCGCGCCGACGACAAGCGCGGCGGCAAGCGCACCCCCGGCCCTGGCAAGAAGCTGGGCCGCCCCAAGAAAGCCCCTGCCGTTACCGGAGGGGCTTTGTCATGTCAAACTCCGCAGGCCACAGCCGATCCGCCGGCCCTGGCTGGTGATGCTTTCTCGAATCACATCCAGCCGTACATCGTATTGCTGGCCGCTCTGCGGATGCTCGGCGGTGACAATATCGCCTAGGTCAAAATCAATCCCGCGTGTGAGCGCCGGTGTCTCGACCAGCTCGCCCGTAAACAGGATCAGCGGGCGGGCGGCTCTGAGCTGGGTATCCGCCTCGTCGTCAACCGCTGCCTGCGTAGCGACATTGGCTGCGTCTCGGAATCGCTCGATCCGCCCGAACGGGCTATTCGCGGCGCGGGTCGCATCAAACGCGGTGCCGATCAGGCGCTCGGTTTCTTGCCCTTGGCCGCCGGCAACGATGAAGCTCGCCGCTTCGGTATAGTCAATCACGAGATGAGCATCGGTCAAGTTGCCGCGCAGGCTGGAGAGAATGACTTGATTGGCCGTGCCAGCGCGGCGGTCAACGCCGCGCTGGGTGGCATACGTGCGCAGCTCTAAAGTCGTTTCGCTACTGGCGTAGACTTCAAATGTTAGGTAGGTGCCTGCTGTGGCGCTGGCGTTCGCAAGGTCGGTGCATACGTTGAGCAGTGAGCGCCGCGCACCGCTCTTGGCTACGCTTGCGCCCTGGCTCAAGTTCGCCTGCTTCGTGAGATAGGCGCTGACATCGGCATACGTTTCAACGCCATCCCGATCCGCGCCGACGATGCCAGCGAGCATGTTCTCGTTGACAAATGTTTTAATCTGATCGTCAGCCGCCGCCGCCGCTTTGGTCGTGTAGGTGCTGCCGGACGGATAGGCAATGATGCGCCGGTCAATCAAGCTCGTAGCGTGATAGGCGCGCACGAAAATGCTTTCTGGCCCGAAGTCGAGATAGCGCACCAGAAAGATCGC